TCAAGGCGCCTTCCGAACCGGCGGCAATGCCGCACAAATATCCACACCCCCGGCCGGCACGGTGAAGAAGTCGTTCTTCCGATTCTCCCGTCCCTTGATCCAGGCGGCGAAGCGAGGAGACGCCGTCTCGCGATACTGATAATGCGGCCGCTCGGCGGCGGGCAATTCGCTCGCCAGCCGCGCCGACACGATCGGCAGACGCTGCCCCTCTTCCTTGTAGAAACCCAGATCCCCCGTGCCGCGCGGCAGAGTGGACAGCGCCTCCATCCCATCGATCACCCGCCCCGCGACCGCGATATTGCGGTCGAGCCCGCGCGGCGAATGGCCGATGATCGTGTAAAGCTCCGCCCCCGTCCCGGTGCTGGGCGCCAGATCGCGCGCGACGCCGACCATGCCATAGCAATGCGGTATCCATTCGGACGAAGCATCCCCTGCCAACGGCCAGCCATCCCGGCTATAGCCCGCCCAGGCGGCATAGGGATCGGGCTTGCTCAACCGCGCCACCGCGCTGTTGCCGGCGCGGACATATTCCGCCGGCGGATTGGCGACGATACCGGGCGGCAGCGGCTTCTTCTCGGTCGCGTCGCCCCATTGGGCCACATAGTTTTCCTGCACGCGATAGACGCTGGTCCCCGCATCCCACCAATGCGCCCGCGCCAAGGCGCGGATATTGGCGACATGCACCGGCGCCTGGGCGGCGGCGAGCCGTACCGTCACCATCTTGCCGTTCGACAGGGTGAAGATCAGCACCTCGTCATCGGGAACCGCGATCCAGTCGCCGGGCAGGGGGTCGCCCGGTGGCGTGGCGGCCGGGGCGGGAGCGGGCGAGGCCTGCGCAAACAGCGCGGCGAGCAGAAGCGCGATCGTCATGGCGGAACAGACTGCCTCACCCGCTTCCCCCACGCAATCGCTTGCGCGCCGGGCAGAAGCGCATTAGGGGCCCGTGCTCCAGGCATGATTTCAGCGGAGCGGTGGCCGAGTGGTCGAAGGCGCTCGCCTGGAAAGTGAGTATACGGCAAAACCGTATCGAGGGTTCGAATCCCTCCCGCTCCGCCAATTTCCCAAATCATTCGAACGCGATTAGGCCCGCAAGGGCTGCTTTTCCGTGCGTTTTCGGCTATGGGCCCTCCCAACCGAACCCGTTTTGTTCCCGCCAAGCGCGGGGGTATCGGGGGCATAATGTGGGGTATCGACTGAAAGGGTCGGGGTACGATGCTGACAGATACGGCGGTCAAAAAGGCGGTGGCGCGCGACAAGCCTTATAAGATGGCGGATGCGGGCGGCCTGTTCCTGTATGTCGCACCGTCCGGGCTGAAGTCGTGGCGAATGAAATTCCGCTTCGACGGCAAGGAAAAGCTGCTGACGTTCGGGCCATACCCCGACATGAAGTTGTCGGAGGCGCGCGATCGGCGCGACGCTGCCCGGCGACAAATCCGTGACCATATCGACCCGTCGGGCGCACGGAAGCGCGCCCAGGAAGCGCGCGAACAGGAGCGGGTCGAAGAGGCCCGGCAGATCACCTTCGAACAGGCGGCGCGGGCATGGCACGAAATGCAGAAGGGGCGGTGGGCCCCGGTCCATGCCGAGGACGTGATTACTAGCCTTGAGCGCGACGTTTTTCCCCAGATCGGGGGAAAAGCCCTGTCGGCGATTGACGCACCGACCGTGTTGAAGGTGCTTCGAGCGGTCGAGGATCGCGGCGCGATCGAAACGGCGCGGCGGCTGCGCCAGCGCATTTCTGGCGTGTACGCGCTCTATATCTCCGAAGGTGTCGTGACGCTCGATCCGGCGGCGGCGGTGTCCAAGGCGCTCAAGCCGCTGCCGAAGAAGGGGCGGCAGCCCGCGCTGACCGACGTGTCAGAGGCGCGGCAGGTGCTGATTGCCGCCGAATCGTCCGGGGCGTCGCCGGTGACGAAACTGGCATCCCGGCTGCTGGCATTGACGCAATCGCGGCCGGGTATGATCCGTGGGGCCGAATGGTCGGAGTTCGAGGGGATCGACTGGACCGGGCAGCGCCACGGTCCCGACCTGGCCTTGTGGCGCGTCCCGGCGGCGCGCATGAAATTGGTGATGAACCTCAAGGACGAGGAAGAGTTCGAGCACCTCATCCCACTGTCCTGGCAGGCGGTGGACGTGCTGCGCGCGGCGCATCGTCTGACCGGGCGCGGACGGCTGGTGTTCCCCGGTCAGCGGCATAGTCACCGGCCGCTCAGCGAGAACGCGCTCGGATACCTCTACAACCGCGTTGGCTTCCACGGGCGGCACGTCCCGCACGGCTGGCGATCATCATTCTCGACCACGATGAACAGCTTGGCCGTCCGGCATAAGCGGGTCGGCGATGACGCGGTTATCGAACTGATGCTGGCGCACGTTCCAGAGAACAAGGTCAAGGCGGCATATGACCGGGCTGGGCATATGGAGCGGCGGCGCGAACTATCGCAGGAGTGGTCCGACCTGCTGATGGATGGGATGATACGGGCGAACGACTTGCTGGAGGGGCCGAGGCGATAAGGCGGTGGCCCGGCGGCTCATGCCGGGGCAGCTACTTATTCCTCACGCCTAGGGTATAGGTTTTCGTTCAACAGTTCGCGATAGTTGGGATGCTTAAGGGCCTGACCGATGCCCTCAAGCCGACGGTCGTGCGGCCTGGTCAGCCTGCGGCTGATGTTGAAGTTGGGATAAGTGCCTTCAATCCGGGGATGTAGTTGCGCCGCGACTTGCACGTCTGTTGAACTGACGTACCGACCGGCCCAATTTTGGATGACGTGCTTTAATGCCATCCATCGCTTCGGAGCCTGTTTGACAATCTGCTGCGCATCCAGCCATTCGTACGCGAGGCGGATGCAGTCGTTATGTTCGTGATGCGGTGGCAGGTCGTAGACAGTTGCCGCTTTGCCAGCTTCTATTTGCTCATCGGATAGCTTCACAATTCCTCTCCCTTGGCGTCTCGCTCTTGCGCCCTCTTGATTTCCTCAGAAAACCAATCGCCTATGTTGCGGTAAGAAGTCGAGTGAGGCTCATCGACTTTACCGCAAGGATGAAGAATCGGGCCGGGATGAGAAAGGAAGTCGTTTTCGCCATCAACAGTCCACGGTTTGATGTCACCATCAGATCCGATGCCCCATGCTAAGACAGGTGACTTCCAAACATCATCCGGTGTCTCGTAGTCCGAGAAAACTCCGCCAAGCATGTACGTCCCAGGTGCGGCAGGTATCACGTAGGCTGGGGCAGAAGTAATCTCGCTGATGTCGGCGGATGCTACCTCCACCTTACGTTCGTCATCAAGGTAGACCGTCTGGTATCGCACCGCGTGCGGAGATTCGCCATCGCGCAACCTTTGCAGCGCCACGATCCTATGGATGCGACTAACTGGATATTGGTCGCCATATCGGTCTTGGAAAAACTTCATGCTGTTCGCTCCTGCTCGACTCGCCAACCCATGGGATTCGCTACCCAATCATTGATATCGGTTTCGTACCACGCGACCAGCCCCGCGCTGATGGGCGTCGATGGCGGGAAGGTGCCCGCCGCGATCCGGCGATAGATGGTCGTGCTCGATAGCTTGGTGCGCGCCTTCACGTCGCGGATGCGCAGCAGATTGTCGCGGCTGCGGTCGGTCATTGCCCGGCCCCCCTTTCTACTACTGCGGCAGCTTCAAGCTCCTTGGCTCGCTGGAATATGGCATCTGCTTGTTCCAGCGGCAGGATGTCCCGTATCGCGGCTTTCAGGAACCGCTTTCCTTCTCCAATCCTATTCGCGGCAGTTTCCGTCCGCCTCACCTTTAAGGCGGCAAGGCGGCGGTTCAGGGCGTCGATCCGGTTCCCGATGAGGATCACGTCGTTGGCGCGGCCTTCGCGCTTCGCGGCGACGAGTTTCCGTTGAAACGGTTCGATGGCGTCCATGAGCGAGCGCTGCTCTGCCACCACTTCGGCATAGGTCATATTCCCTACATCCGTCGCATTTTCGCAAATGCCGGTGGCAAGTTCGATCAGCCGCTTCGAGTGGACCCGGTCGACGTGTTGAAAATGCGTCGCGGGCGTGTTGGGGCGCCTGCGGTTCATTGTACCGAACCCACGATTGCGAACGGCACCACCTTCGGGTCGAGCGAGGTGACCTTGATAGGCAATCCCAGATCGACCTGCCATTTCATCGCGCGCCGTTCCGCCTCGATATAGGTGACATAATGGATGCCCTCGCGGTGATCGTCGTAGGAACCGTCCGTCAGTTCGATATAGACGTACCAGCGCCACGGCACCTCGATAGGCGAGCCATTGCAGGTCCACCCCTCGCCGGTGATTTCCTCCACGATGATGGTTCCCTCGGGCGGCTTCCAGCCGGTTGGAGCAGGCTGCGGGTCGGGGAGCGGTGTCCAGCGGGCGGGATTGACCGGCTCATATTCCCTGTCGTGCCAACCGCGATCACCCCATGCGACCACTTCCCATGGCTGGTCGAAAGGCTTTGTTGGACCGTCAGGGAGTACGAGGCCAAGCACCCAGCGGCCATCGCGTGGCGCGGTTTCAATCGACTGTGAGGTGGGGTCAGCCATTGCGATACCTCTTGGCGAAAGATTGCAAGCCGCGATCGATGGCGGCGGGCAGGGGGTCGGATGTCAGGAAAAGCCACACGGCGGCGGCGATGAGGGCGGCGGCGGCGCGCGGCCCCCAATCATCGTTCTTGGCGAACTCTCCAGCCATGAAGGCGATTGCTAAGGCGCGGGTAAACGTCATGAACGGCGGCTCCTGTGTGTTGCGGGTCCGACGGTCGCCACCTCTTGGCAGATGACGAAGGTGGAGCCGGGGTTTGCCTTGGCGAGGCGGAGGGCTTCGGTTTCGGCCTGGCCGAACCGTTCGTGCCGGATCGTCCGACGTTGGTTGACCGCTCGGACCGTGTAGCGCCCCGCGATGGGCAACACGTCGATAGGCTGGGTCATTGCCGAGCACCTCCGGGTGCGCAGAAGTTCGTGCGGATATTGTCCGCGTTCATCGTGCCCAGGTCGGCAATCAGCGTTGCAGCAAGGTCAGGCGGCATTCTCGTGACGAGGACGCTGGCCGCAGCCTGCACCAAGACCTGAGCAGCGAGGATGTAGCCGGGGCCGACTTGAGCCATAGCTTCGGCGGCGAGCGATCCGGCAAGATCATTCCGCTGATCGTCCGTCGTCCGCGTTGCGAGACCGGACGAAATGTCAAAATTCGGGTTCTTGGGTTTCATCATAGCGGCACCTCGTTGCGGGACTGCCAGTCGCGGCAGAATCGTTCGGCATAGGTTCTCGGGAAAAGGCTGCCTGGGGCCCCTGTGGGGGTCAGAAAGGGCCATGGTGGGCGGGCGTGGCAGGTGTCGATATTGCTATCGACCGGGGTGTTCTCCGACCCGGTGGCGTTGATGTTGCCGTTCGGGTGCCACCACATGCAGTTGCGGCATTGCTCGCTGCGCTCGGTCATATTGAATACGCCTTCCGCACGAAGCCGTGGCCGCTGACGATGGTGGAGTTCACCCACGTCGTTCGATTGCCGGGCAGCCGCCTGATATGGCCGCGCCGCAGATGCGCCCGCCGCTCGCCCGCTGTGCTGCCATCGCCGCCGCCGATGCCGCCAAAGGCTTCGCCACCGCCTAGTTCGAGAACATGGAAATCCTTGAGGGGCAGTTTGCCCGCTTTCAGGCGCTGGCGGTTAAGCGCGGGCGGCGCGTCGTGCCGTTTGAAGCCGACGTTCGCGCAGGACAGGGCGTAGCAGAGGTCCGTATAGGCGTTCACCTCGTCCATGTTGTCGGCCGCGAACAGGTCGGTCGTGGCAGCCGGTCCCGCAGTCGCGATCGTGGCCCCGATCACCTCGGGCAGGATCGGTACGACTGACATCTGCATTGCGGCCCCATCGAGAACCGGCCGCTTGATCCTGCCAGACGCTCGCATGGCATCGCGGAACGGCGATGAGGGCAAATCACGCCGCCATTCGGCATCGTAGGAAAGGTGCATTGCCGCCGAGATCGGCAACCACGCCTGATCCTTGTCATAAAAGGCGATCGACAGCACGACGACGCCGGGGCCCAGGTCACGGCCAGCATTCCAGCTTTGCAGGATCGGAGGCAGATCGTCCGACCATTCCCACGCAAGCGCAATGCGCCGAGAGCATTTGGCGGCGGTATAGTAACCCTCATCCCAATCGACCGGGTTCGCTTCGAATTCGAGCGCGACGACGGGGAAGGGTGGCTTGAAGACGAGCGCGGGCACCTCCGGGCGCGGCTTGTCGCGCTCCAGTAGCTGACCGGAGTTGCCCAAGACGAACACCTGTGCCTGCCGCAGCTTGTCGGCGACATAGCGCATCCCTTGAGCGCTGCCCGGCGCACCGGGGCACGGATAGTTGGCGAGAGCCTCTATCGCCTTCACGGTATAGTTGAGCGCCTGGGTCATGCCGCGCACCTCACCGGCTTGGCGGCGCGTTCCCGTTGGTTGCGCTCGCGCTTGGCGAGCTGGTCCGGGGTGAGATAGCGAAGATAGTATTTCGCGGTGCCCTTGTGCATCCCGAGGGCACGATCAACGTCGCAGAACCGTTGCCCTTGCGTCAGCATCTCGACTGCGACCCGGCGGCGCTCCAGCATCACGACAGTTCCGGCGCGGGTCTGCCCAGGCAGGCAGTCGGCGGGCCAGCTTTTGGCGCGGCTGTCGGCGCATCCATAGGGGTGAAACCGATCCTTGCCGCATCCGCATTGCGGGTGCGTCCCGTTCAGCTTCATCAGTGCGAGAAATGGTGCCGATGCGCGGCGCACGACGTCGAGGTGGACGCTCAAGATGGAGGCGATGTCACGAAGGCTGTCGGCCGTCGGCAACAACTCGACCATCAGGGCAAGCTTTTCGGGCGTCATGACGCGGGTTTCGGTGGTGGTGTCCGGGTGGCTCATCCCACGATCCTCAATGCAGGAGGGGCCTTCGCCCCGTCGTCTTCGTCCTCGTCGGCGAGCATCAGTGACTGCATGGCTTCGGCGGTCAGGTTCGGAAGCGGGGTCAGCCCCTTTTCCGGTCCGGCCTTGCCCTGGGTCATGACGCTGCCGACCTTCACCTTTTGCGGCCGCCGGGCGATGGCTGGTCCGAGCCCGAGAAACTCGCCGCGGTTCAGGTTGCGAATGTCTTCAGCCTGGGCACGGGGAAGCCCGAGCAGATCGGCGGCGCGCGCAATGTCGATGTCGAGGAAGGTCCGTCCGAGCAGGAAGTTCGACGCCTCCGCCGCCACGTTCTTGTGCAGCTTCGACAGGCGCTGCGTCGCGATGATGCCCGCCAACCCCCGCTTGCGCCCGCGACACATGAGGTTCGCGACCGCCTGCTGGCTGGTCTTCCGTGTCTCCTTGTCCTCGCCATTGTCACCGGTCGGCGCGAAAAGATGCGCCTCATCGATCGCGACAAGGATCGGGTGCCAGTGCTCCGGCGGCGCATCGAACAAGCCGTTCAGGAGCGCTGACACGGCGTCCATCTGCTGCTCGATTTCCATCCCTTCGAGGCTCAGCACGATCGATCCGCGCAGATGGCGGGCCTTCGTCGCGATGCTCAGGATGCGGCTTGCCGTGTAATCCTTGGCCTGCACCACGGTATGGCCGAACGCCTCGCCAAAGCTGACGAAGTCGCCCTCCGGGTCGATGATGACCTGTTGAACAATCCCGGCGCATTCTTCGAGCAGGCGGCGCAACAGGTGGCTCTTGCCGCTGCCGCTGTTGCCTTGGATCAGGAGCCGTGTGGTCAGCAGTTCTTCGAGATCCACGAACACCGGCTTGTCGAGATGCAGGCCGATTTCGAGGGCATTGTCTCCGGTCGGCTGAACCGGGGCGACATAGTCGACCTGGGCCTGTTCGGGCGTAATCAGCCCCGGCACCGCTGCTGAGGGAGCCGGGCGCCGCACCGGCGGCGAATAGCTTTCCTCGGCGGCGCGTGCCTTCGCTTCGGCGGAGAGGTTTTCGGGCAAGCCCTCGTCCTTCCGCCACGCAATGATGTTGTTGACCGAGGTGTGGTTTGCGTCAGCAATCTCGCGGTCGGTCTGCCCGGCCGCGTGAAGCGCCTGGGCCAGCATCTTCTGCATCGGCCCGAAAAACGATGTATGTTGGTGCAGCATCATTCTGCCTCCGCTTCGGCATAGGCGGCAGCGAGTGCCTTAAGCATCGACTCCGCCCGCTCCTGTCCGCTTTCGGCCCCCTCGACGGCCTCCTTCCAACCGGGGATGCCGACTTCGGCGAGAACCGTTTCCATCAGCGTCACGTCGATCGGCGCGCCTTCCTTCGCGCGCTGCTGGAGGATGGCGCACAGGCCCTCGAAAACCGCGCCGACGCCCGTCAGCACGAGCCCTTCGAAGGCTCGTCCGATCATGCCCAGGGCCATTTCGACCGTCGCCGCGCCCTGATTGTGCAAAGCGCGCTGAATCGCGGTCACGAACACGACCTCGCCGGGCTTCCAATATTGCCATGCCTGGATGCGCCCGACGGTCAGCCCCGCCGCTTCGACCACCGTGTTGACCGCGACCGCCTTCGCGTCGCCAGCGATCACCGCCGCGTGGAAATCGTCCAGCTTGCTCATCGCCCGGCGGCTCCGGTTCGCCTGAACGAACAACTCCGCCTCCGCGCGTGGATCATCGAAATCGAACACGACCACCGGCAGGTCGCGAATATCGCCGCGCAGCTTCGCCGCTTCGAGACGGTGCTGACCATCGATCACGTAGAGGCTGCCGTCGCGCCGCGACACGATCAGCGGCAGGCAAAGCCGCCAATCCCAATTCTCGGCAATCTTGACGATCAGCTTCTGCGACGCGCCACCTTCGATCGATCGTTGATAACTGTCATCGACCTGCAGGTGATTGACCAAGGCGAACTGCGGGGCGGGTGGTGAGCCGATCATGGCTTTCAGGCGCAGCGGCTTGTCGCCCGCGACCTTCGCGATTGGCGCGTGCCGCAACGTGGCGTTTTCGACGCGCTTGCGTTCGCGGGCCGCTTCCGTGCTTTGCGCCAGCGTGGCAACGACCTGATTGTCATCACCGGCGACGGCGGCAAGTTTATCCTGAACCATCTTCGGCGGACAGGCGAACACCCGCTCGCCACATTCGAAGACGGCAAACCCCGGTTCGACCCGAACGGTGCCGTCAGAGGCGGCAATGTCGAAGCTGCCATCTGCGGCCAGGTCGGCCGTCGTCATCCGCTCAACGACCCAGTCGGGGGCTTCCGCGCCTGCGACGCAAATCCAGATTTTCGAAGGCGTCGCCATCACGCCCCCCGGTTCTGGTCGGCGACGAGCGCGGTTACTTCGGCCACCGCCAGCGGTCCGGCCAGATGCAGCAGGGCTGCAAGCGCCTTGATTGCGCCGCTCTGCTCATCGGCATTGGTAAGGGAAAATCCGGCGTCGTGGATCGAGACAGCGGTCAGCCGGTCCACGAACGGACCGTAGGTTACCAGCTTGCCGTCTTCCGCCACAGCCGCGTTGCCACGGCAGGCCTGCCACAAAGTGACCCACGCCTCTGCCATGCTGTCGTCGCGGCCCGCTGCAATTGCGGCGGCGGCAGCCATGCTGCCCGGACGATGAGGGAAACGAGGTGGCTTTGCCTGGGCAAAGTTCGTCTGTTCGCGCCCGGATGGTGCGCGTGATGCTTCGGCGGCCATGAGCCAACCTCCCTACATGTGTGATGCAGGTGGATCGGCGGAGGCTGGCCCCAATCTGGCGGCTCAGCGCGTCTTTCCTATCCTGCCCGTATCAGGGTTGCGGCCCTAAGGCGCTCGTCTGATGGGCAAGAATTATCCCGAGCGGATAATTGGCGCAAGCCTCAAAATGTACAGACAGGAAATTTAGAGGCGCATAACCGCGCCCGTCGCCCGGCCGACGACCGTGAAAGGGTGCGTTCCCAATCGAATCGCCTGATGGGTCGGGTTGGTTGAGCATGGTTCCAGCCGGGCCGGGTCGGAGCGGTAACGCTTTAGCGTGGTCTCGCCTTCGCCGTTCATGACGGCATAGACGCCGCCCTCGCGCAAATCGCGATCATGCGGATTGATGACGACGAAGCCGTCATCCGGCACGATTTTATTCATGCTGTCGCCAGCGGCGCGAAGGGCAAAGGCGTCCTTTGGTGCATTAACGACGTCGATCATGTCGCCATCTGCATCTTCAATCGCCTGTTGCCAATTACCAGCGGCGATCGCCCCAATAACTGGGATGCGCGATACGTCCGCATGGGGCATCCGCTCGGCGACGAGTTCGCTACGGTCGACCTCCAAGGCGGCGGCCAAGCGCTCGATCCATTCCAGGGTCAGCGGGCGCTGCGAGGTTTCCAGCTTCTGGATGTTGCTGGTCGTCGTCCCCGCGCGTTCGGCAACCTCGCGCAGTGTGAGGCCTTTGGCTTTACGCGCCGAGCGCAGTCGGGAGGCGGCGATTGTCGGCAATGTGCCCATGGGGAAGTCCTTTCGCCGTCGCTTTATCCGTAGCGGATACAGTGACGCAATTATTTTTCCTGTCCCCCTCTGGACCAAATTGTCCGCACAGGATAATTTTGGGACATGCAGCTTCGAGAATGGTTGGCTGAGACCAACACCCCCTTAGCCGCATTCGCTGGCCGGATCGGCGTTGCGAATGCCAGTGTCGTTGCGCGGTATGCAAATGGCCGCGTTCCCCGACAGCCGCAGGTGCGCGAAGCGATCGTGCGAGAAACCGAAGGCCGCGTTTCGCTGGCTGAAGTCTTCGGTCATGCCAAGGCAGAAGGTTAATGCGCGGCGGGCGGCGCGGAGCCCAGCGCTCCCCCGAACGCGAGGCCGAGTTTCGGCGGATCGTTGAGGACACCAAGCAGCGCTACAATCTGACTGACATCGTAGCCCGGACCCGCAAGCTGGTGCGCGGGTCGAAAGGCGAGCGGATGGCCCTTTGCGCATTTCATAACGAGCGCAGTCCATCGATGCAGATCAGCGACGCGAAGGGCGTGTTCTATTGTCACGGCTGCGGCGCGACCGGCGACCTGATCCAATATGTCATGCAGGTCGAGCGGTGCAGCTTCGTGGAAGCCTTGCGATGGCTCGGCGCGGCGGAACTCCCTGCGGTTGATCCGGCTCAGCGCGCCAAGGCCGCCGAAGAGGATGAGGCATTGCGGCTCGCGGCCATTGCCGACGCGCAACTCATCTGGGATCGGTCTATCGATCCGACCGGAACCCCTGCCGAACGGTATCTGCGGGACGTGCGTGGCATCACCATGCCGTTGCCGCCATCCGTGCGTTTCGGCGTCGTGCCGACGGGCCGGGACGATGATGGACGCTGGAAGCGTCCTTATCCCGCCGTCGTCTTCGCCGTGCGCAACCGTGCGGGCGAGATCGTTGGTGTTCAGCGGGTGTTCGTGACCGATGACGGATCGGCCAAGCGCTGGGGCAAGGCGTCGAAGTTGAGCCTTGGCCGACCCCGTGGTTCTGTGGTCATCCTCTCCGGCGGCGCGCCTGGCGAATGGGTGGTGACCGAGGGGCCGGAGGATGGGCTTTCCCTCGCGCAGGAAATGCCCGGTCGGACGGTCGCGGTTGCCTTGGGCACCGCCATGATGCCGGTTATCGACTATCCTCCGACCATCCGGCTGGTGACCATCGCTGGTCAGAATGACGCTCCTGGCCGCGCCGCCGTCGAAAAGGCGAGAGCCGCGCTCTTGGAACGCGGCCTTGCTGTCCGCCTCATGTTCCCGGCCGATGGCTTCAAGGATTTCAACGACCAGTTGCTCGGTAAACGCGCGGACGCCCCGGCGGCGGTGCGGTCATGAGCGGCATGTTCGAAGAAGAGCTATCGGCGGCGGAGGGAATAGCCCTCGTCAACCTCGATGCCGAAATTGGGCTGCTGGGCGACCTCATCAACGACAATCGTCTGGTCGACCAAGTGGCCGATCGTCTGCGGGGGCGCGACTTTTCGGTGCCGCTCTACGGCCAGATTTTCGAACGGATCGTGGAACAGGCGGCGGGTGGCGCATCGGTCAACGCCGTCACCCTTGCCCCGTTCTTCACCAACGATCCGACCTGGCCGCGCGCCTATTCCGTGCTGTCGGCAGCGGCGCTCAACGCTGGGCCGCGCGCTCGGTCCAAAGCCTATTTCGATCAGATTTTGCTCTTGTCGAATCGGCGGCGCATGGTGGCCGGGTTGCAGGATGTCATTGTGTCGGCCCGCGACCTGTCCGTGCCGAAAGAGGAACTGGTCGCCAACGCTGACGAGGCGGTGGCCGAAATGGCGGAACAGGTCGCCAATGCCCAGGCGCCGGTTGGCACCTACGCGCAGGGCGTTATCGACAGCTTCGGCAAGCCGATCGTCGGCGTCCGCTGCGGTATCATCGGATCGCTTGATGAGGCGGTGGGCACCCTGCGGCCTGCAAACTTCGTCGTGGTCGGCGGGCGTCCGGGCATGGGTAAAACCAGCCTCGTCACGTCCTATTCAATCGGTGCCGCGCTACAGGGTCACGGCGTTCTCATATTCTCGTTGGAAATGAGCGCCGACGAACTGACCCGGCGGATGCTGGCCGACATGACGTTCAGCCCGAGCGGGGGCGTGCCATATGAGCATATCCGCGACGGGACCGTGCGTCAGCACGATATGGCGGCGGTTCTCAAGGCGAAGCATCGCTTTGACGAGCTGCCGATCGAGATCAACGAGACCTCGGGCCTGACGCTCGCTCGCCTGATCCGGCAGACGCGGAGCCATAAGCGCCGCCTCGCCGCTCAGGGCGGTAAACTTGAACTGGTCGTGGTCGATTACCTTCAACTCATGGCCCACAGCCGCAAGGGCATGTCGCTGTACGAACATGCCACCGAGATCAGTTCGGGATTGAAATCCTTCGCCAAGGAAGAGGGGCTCGTCGTCATGGCCGTGGCGCAGTTGAGCCGCGACCTTGAACGGCGGCCCGACAAGCGGCCTATCCCGTCCGACCTGCGCGATAGCGGCCAGATCGAGCAGGACGCCGACGTAATCCTCTTCGTCTATCGCGAGGAAGAATATCTGCGCCGTGAGGAACCCGCCGAGCAGTTCGGCAACAAATACGAGGAATGGCGCACGAACATGAATGCCGTGCGCAACAAGATTGAGTTCCTCGTCCCCAAGCGCCGCAGCGGCCCCACGGGGAAGGCAATGGGCTGGTTCTTCGGGGCCAATTCGGCCGTCCGGGGCAGCGATTTCTACAGTCAATCATACTGCCCACCGGGCGGTCGGGAGAATGGATAATGGCACGGATACGGTCGATTCATCCGGGTCTGTGGACCGACGAAGCATTCGTCTCCCTGACCCTCCAAGCGCGCCTGTTGTACTTGGGCCTGTTGAACGAATGCGACGATATGGGCTCGTTCGAATGGTCGCCCATCAAGCTTAAGATGCGCCTTCTGCCCGCCGACACTGCGGACGCCGCCGAACTGCTGGCCGAGTTGCAGACGCACGGCCAGGTCATGGCCTATGAGGTCGGCGAAAAGCGGTACGGCGCGGTTCGGAATTTCTGCCAGTACCAGCGCCCCAAAAAGGCCACGTCAGTCTATCCCCAGACGGAAGCGGTGGGGAAGTGGGTGAACACCGAGGCCCGTTCAACTCGCGACGGTGGGGTAACCGGCGGCGCTAAAAGGGGTGCCAGTGGGGAAGCTGGTACAGGTTCAACCAAGGGCAAAGGGGAAGCGGTGGGGAAGCGGTTACCCACCGATGGGGAAAAGTCTCGCCAGAGGAAGGAGGGAGGAGGTAATACGCTTACTGACGTAAGCGGCGCTGGCGCGCCGAAACCCGATCCGAAAAAGGCCCTTTTCGACGCAGGGCTGGCCCTGCTGATGGAGGCCGGGAATTCCCGCAAGCAGGCTGGGGGTCTCATATCCCGGTGGATACGAGACCATGGGGAGGACTGGACCAATGCGGCCATCCTGAGCGCTGCCGGCAAGGCGGACCCTGTCGCGTGGATCGAGGGGCGGAAAAACGCCAAGGTGTCGGTTGAGGACGAGGCGGCGGCAATCAGCCGCGCGACTGCCGATCGCTACCGGCGCATGGACATGCCCGGCCCGCCGCCGGGCGTGCTGGAACCCATATGAAACCGGAAGGATACCCGCTGCCGTGGTGCGACGAGGTCGACGCGCCGTACTGGCACCTCAACCTGCTTTTCTGCAGCAACCGGGATTGGGCCCGCTGGCAGCGCGACAGATCGATGGGCGAGGTCATCCCCGTGCTGCGGTGGTTGCTCAACCTGCCCGTGACGGGGGTGTCTCATGGGGCGTGACGACATGGCGCAGGTGCGAATGAAGAGCGAGGAATTGGGGCGGGACATGAGCAATATGAAACTGACCGACGGCAAGGCGACGAGGTGGTTCATTCTCCGAACGTCGGGCCCGTCGACCATGCGCCTGGCGGCGTCGTTGCAAGGCGAGGCTATCGAGGCATGGACGCCGACCGAGCATATCCGCCGCCGCGTGCCGCGCAGCAAGAACACCGAGTTTCGGATCGTGCCGTTAGCGCCGACCTATGTGTTCGTTCGTGGGGATCGGCTTGACGAAATGCAGAGGATCGAGCGCGCCGAGGTCACGCCGCATCCGGCCTTCTCCATTTTCCGGCATTGCGGAAAGACGGTGTTCGTCAGACATTCGAACCTCGACCCGATGCGATCGATCCAGCAGGACAGCTATCGGCGTTCCCTGCCTGCCTCAGGCCGTCGGCCGATGAAGAAGCGCGGCGAGCGATACGAGGTTGGCGAGGCGGTGAAGCTGACGATGGGGGCGTTCGCGGGGTTCGAGGCGTTCATTGAAAGCAGCGACGGGCTGGTGACGACGCTCAAGGTCGGGGTATTTGGGCGACCGACCGAAGTGAAGGTGCCGACTTTACAACTTCGGGAAGCGAGCGTATCTGTCGCAAATACCGCTGCTTGAGCAGCCCGCGACGAGCGTGACCGGCTGGCGATATTGCCTTACTGCCCTCGTCCCCACCGCAAGGGCGCACGCGCTCCAAGCGTTGTCCAGCGGTATGGAAGAACCCCGACTATGACGAACCGCAAAGCGTGGCACCGGACCGGCGAGGATAAGCGCGTTCGTGGCAGGGCCGGGCAGGTAGCCCGCGCCCGCCGCTTGGCCCGGACCCATGGCCTGTGCGAACGCTGCCTGGAGGAAGAGCGCAGCGTCATAGCGACCGTCGTGAACCACAAGATACCGCTTGCCCATGGCGGGCCGGACACCGACGAGAACACCGAGAACCTGTGCAAGCGCCACGACGACGAGGCGACGGCGGCGCAGTTCGGCAAGGCCCAGCCGATCGACGGGAAGGGCGTGGGTGCTGATGGTCGGCCGACCAGCCCACATCACCCTTGGAATAGGATGCGATCATGATCCTGCCGCCTCTCTCTTTCTCAATCCGGCCGCACGACGCCAATTACTGCCCAGCCTGGAAGACCATCGGCAAGACGTTCGAGGTTTTGCTTAACGGTTCGCCTGTGTCGCGCGTCATTTCCTATGACGCTGATGAGGGTGTGGTGCGGCGATATGAAACCGAAGCAGACGGCGAGCTTCGCGTTGTCGACATCGACGGCGTCCTGAAACTGGTAGAGCAGACGCTGCGCGGGGCCGTGACAGTGGAATGGCGAGACATCAACCCCGATGCCATGCCCGAAAGGGGATAATGAGGCGCGCTAAACCTTTGGTTTGGCACGGTTCTTGCTTTTCTGATCGGGTCGGGGGTGTGTTGCTGATCCGCCACACCCCCCCCCGGTCAAAAGTCTGGAGCCGACGCGGCTGGACACCGCACCGACCCTCCGTGCGCGCCGAGAGCAATTTTTTAGGGGGGAGGGTTTCGGTTCCCGGCCCCGTGGAGGCCGAGCATGGCTGAAATCGTCGGACTGCCCGGCGGCGATGGCGTTCCGCCCGAGCCCAACTGGCGCACCATTTTCGGCCGCGCGCCTGATCGCGAGGCCGCCGCCGCCTACTGGCGCAGCATCATCAGCGAGTTGCGCACCGCCGAAAAGCTGGCGGTTGCCAACGCGCATTCCATCAAGCGCCTCGTGGTCGCCTATGTCACCTATGACATCAGCGCGCGCGAAGTGCTGAAGATGGGCCCGGTCATCAAGGCGAAGAAGACCGGCGTCCCGACCTACAACCCATGGTGGACGACGATGTCGAACGCCGACAGCCAGGCGGCGGCGCTGGAAAAAGCGCTCTGCATCACGCCGCGCGAGCGGGGCGCGGGCGCGAAGGTTCAGCGGGCGACCAAGCGCCAGACCGGCGGCGGATACCTGAAGAACCGTGGCTAACCGCTTCCTGTCGGACCCCGATCCGACAACGGCCTGGGCGAAAGCGGCGGTCGACGGCAAGCTGTTCACCTGTGGCGACCTCGTCCGCTATGCCGCCGAGCGCCATCTGCGGGACATTCGCGACGGCGAGAAGCGCGGGATTTACTGGCGGCCGGATGCCGCCGCGCATTTCCTTAACTTCCTGCCGTCGGTTTTTCAGGTCACGGACGGGCCCGCGCAGGGCCAGCCCTTCCACCCCCTCGAATACCATACGTTCGTCGGGGGATCGTTGTTCGGCTGGCGAACGAATACTGACCGTTGGCGATTTCGTACCGGCTGGCTTGAGACGGGCAAGGGGCAGGCAAAGTCACCGCTCATGGGCGCGATCGGCGTCTACATTATGGGCTGGTGCGACATCATGCGCGCCCAATGCTATGCGATCGGCGAGGACAAGGCGACCGCGAACGTCCTGTTTCGCGATGCCGTCGCGATGTGCCGTGCCGATATTCCCGATGCCGAGGAAGAGGGCGAAAGCCTTGAGCGCCTGGGCGAGGTCATCATTCGCGGCGAGCTGGAGAACGCGTGGAAGATCGAGCATCCCGATAGCGGCTCGTTCTTCATGCCCATTGCCAGCGGCGAGTCCCAATCGGGCCCGCGCCCGTCCTATGTTGCGGGCGACGAGATCCACGAACTGAAATCGGAATCGGCGCTGCTGACGTGGAAGGCGGCGATCGACAAGATAGCAGGCAACGCCTTGATGCTGCTCGGGACCAATACGCCGTCCCGCGCGACCCAGCACGTCGGAACCGCTTGGTCCGACATGTACCAGTCGATTGTGAAGGGTGAGGCCAAGGACGACACCGCGTTCGCCTTCATCGCCCGCATCGACAAGGGTGACCGGGAAACGATTTTCGAGAACGAGCGCGCCTGGCAGAAGTCGCTGCCCGCGCTCGGCGAAACGTTCCCGATCGAGAACATTCGCGAGACGGTCAATTCGGCCAAGCTTCGGCCCTCGACCAAGTCGAGCACGAAGCGCCTGTATTTCGGTATCGACAGCGCCGCCGCCGATTTCTGGATCAGCGAAGAGAAGTGGTTGGCGGTGCAGGGTCTGGTCGATGCCCGCGCCATGCGCGGCCGGAAGTCGTGGCTGTCGCTCGACCTCGCGCAGAAGAACGATTTGACCGCGCTTTCGCAGGCATGGGAACTGCCCGACGATTCTGTTGCCGTGAAGACGTGGTATTGGACCACGAAAGAAGGGCTGGAAGAGCGGGCCGACGCCGACAAGGCCCCCTATCTGGATTGGGTCGAGGGCGGACACCTGACCGCCACCCCAGGCGCGACGATCGATTACACCTTCGTCGCTGCAAGGGTGCAGGAACAGATTGCGGACCACGATGTCGAGGCATTGGTGGTCGACCCCGCGTTCCTCACCTCGTTCACCGATGCGTGCGACCAGATCGGGTTGGACTGGTGGCTTTGGAAGGGCCCCGACAAGCCCACCGGGCGCGGCCTGAAAATCGTGAAGCACGCGCAGGGTCAGAAGATCATGTTCGAAGGCGAGCAGCTTTGTATGCCGCATTCGATCACGCGCACCGAAGACCACATCCTCGACGGCAATCTGCTCGTGGACGATTCTCCGGTCACCTATTCGTGCGCAGCCAATGCCACGATCGAGGCCGACGGCATCGGCAACCGCATGTTCAACAAGAAGAAGTCGCGCGGCCGGATCGACGGCATGGTCACCATTGCGATGGCCGTCGGCGCAGCCACGGCGGCGGCGAAGCCCAAGAAGAAATCGGTCTACGCATCGCGCGGCGTGCGCCGGGTTTAAGGAGGGCATATGTCCCATGTCGCCTGACGATTACCGCGCCCGCGCTGGTGGTCGCCGATCCTATGCACCCCGGTTTCATGCCGGGCCGAACCTGTCCGGCCCTATCGTCGCCTATGAGACCTATGGCCTGAACGACCCGGCGTTGGTCGAGATGATGCGCGGCAGCGGCGGCCGGGTCGGCGTTGCGGGCATCGGCGTCACCGACAAGATGGCGCTCCGCAACAGCACGTTCTTTCGCGCCGTGTCCCTGATCGCGGGCAGCATGGGCATGTTGCCCACGCACCTGATGCGCCTGATGCCCGACGGCACCCGCCAGAAGGCGAAGGATCACCCGCTCTACAACGTGCTCCACCGCAAGGCGAACGACTACCAGACGGCGAGCCAGTTCAAGAGCTACATGCAGACCTGCGCGTTGCTGGACGGCAACGCCTATGCCCTCAAGGTGAAGTCGCGCGGCGCTGTTCGGCAGTTGATCCCGCTGCCCCGTCGCCGCGTGAAGCCGCAGCTTTCCGACACCTTCGACCTGTCGTTTCGGTATGATCGCGAGAAGGGCGGCCCGGTCACCCTGTCGAAAGACGATGTCTTTCACTTCCGCGCGCCCGTGTCGCTTGATGGGCTGACCGGCGTATCGCTGCTCGACATCGCGGCCGACACGCTGGGCATGTCGCACCGCGCGCTACAGGCGGCGGGCCGCGTCATGTCGAAAGGCACGATGGTTCGTGGCGCGCTCGAAACCGACAAGGAACTCGGCGACGAGGCGTTCCAGCGTCTGCGCGATAGCCTCCGCGACCACTATTCCGGGCCGGATGCCGACGAAGATTTTCTGATCCTTGAAGAAGGGCTGAAGGCGAAGGTGCTGACCGGCACCACCAAGGATAACCAGCTCGTGGAATTGCGACGCCTGGAGGCCGAAGAGGTCAGCCGGTTCACCGGCGCGCCGCGCCCGCTGCTCATGTTCGATGAGACCAGTTGGGGCAGCGGCATCCAGCAGCTTGGCCTGTTCTTCGTCACCTATTGCCTGCTGCAATGGTTCGTCATTTGGGAAGAGGCCATCTGGTTCTGCTTGCTGAACCCGACCGAGCAGGAAACCATGTACGCCAAGTTCAACGACGGCGCGCTGCTGCGTGGGTCGCTTAAGGAACAGGCCGAGTTTCTCAAGGCGGCCTTGGGGCCGAACACCGGCTTTTTCACGCCGAACGAGGCCCGCGAATACATGGAAAAGAACCCGCTTCCCGGCGGCGATGACCTTCCGCGTGCTGGCACGACCGCCGCGACGATCCAGGAGGATGAAAATGCGGATGCGTAACGGTCTGTTCGCAGTGAGCGCCGCGCGCCCCCCGGCCATGCCGGACCTGGGCAGCGGGAACGAATGGCAGTTCGAAACCCAGGCGCTCGACCCCGGCTTTGCGGCCTTCGAGGTGAAGGCGCTGGCGTCCGACAAGCCGACCATTTCGATTTTCGACCGGATCGGGGCCGATTATGACGGCAACGGCGTCACCGCTTCGCGGGTCGCGGCGGCGCTCCGCTCGATCGGCAACAAGGCGGCGACGGTCGAAATCAATTCGCCCGGCGGCAACTATTTCGAGGGCGTCGCCATCTACAACCTCCTTCGCCGTCACCCGCAGGCGATCGACGTTCAGATTTTGGGCATCGCCGCGTCGGCCGCCTCGATCATCGCCATGGCGGGCGACACCATCGCCATTGCTCATAATGCCGAGATCATGATCCATCAGGCGCAGGGCGTGTTCTTCGGCAATGCCGACGACATGGAGGGAGCCATCCCGATCCTGCGCAAGCTCGATAGCGCGATGGTGGATGTCTATGCCGCGCGCACCGGCAAGGGTGCTGACGAACTGCTCGAAATGATGCGGGCGGAAACGTACATCGGCGGAGCCGAGGCCGTGAAGGCGGGCTTTGCCGACAGCGTTATGGAGCGGGAAGCCCAGATGCCGGTCTATGCGAGCGCCGACTCGCCAAAGGACAAGGCGAGCCTTGATAAGTTTCTCGCGACGAAGGGAGTGTCGCGTTCCGAGCGGCGCGACCTTTACCGCGCGATGGGGATGAGCACGCCTCGCGCTGCTGATCCTGACCCTGCCACGCCTCGCGCTGGCGATGAACCGGAGGCGATGTCTCGCCTCCTCCAGGCCATGACGGTCTAAACCCCCACATAGGAAAAGCACCCATGTTCATGCAGAACACCGTGCGGACGGCTGGTCCGCGCGCTCGGGGTCTCATCGCCGTGCGCGCCGAGGCTCCGCCTACCATCGACGCGCTCGCGCGCGGTTTCGAGGCGTTCAAGGAGACGCACACCCGCCAGCTTGAGGAAATCAAGAAGGGCGTGGCCGATGTCGTCACCGCCGAGCAACTGGAGAAGATCAACGCCGCCCTGACTGAACTTCAAACGGCGGTGGACGATCAGGCCAAGATTCAGGCCGCTGCCAAACTGGGCAACGGTGGCGTGATCGGCGACATCCAGGCCGACCCCGAATATACCGCCGCGTTCAAGGCGCATATGCGCAAGGGCGAAAAGGCTCCTGCCGACATCGAAGCGGCGATGAGCCGGGGCACCGATGCCGATGGGGGCTATCTCGCGCCGATCGAGTGGGATCGCACCATCGGCGAGAAGCTGAAGCTCATCAGCCCGATGCGCGCCGAGAGCCGTATCATCACGATCAGCGTCGCGGGCTTCAAGAAGTATTTCGGTGACCGCAACGTCGGCTCGGGCTGGGTCGGTGAGACCGCCAGCCGCCCGGCGACCACGACGCCGCAGATCGGCGTCCTCGATTTCACCCCCGGCGAGCTCTATGCGAACCCGGCCATCACCCAGCAGTTGCTGGACGATGCCGCCGTGGACCTCGAAAAGTGGCTGGGCAGCGAAGTCGACACCGAATTTGCCCGTCAGGAAGGCATCGGCTTCACCTCGGGCGACGGCGTGAACAAGCCTTACGGCGTTCTCACCTATGTCGAGGGTGCTGCCAACGCCGCGCGCCATCCCTATGGCGCGATCAAGGTGAAGAACAGCGGCGCGGCGGCGGCGCTGACCGGGGACGGCATTCTCGACCTCATGTATGACCTGCCGTCGCAGTACGCTGCGAACGCCAAGTTCCACATGAACCGCCTGTCGATGGGCGCGGCTCGCAAGCTGAAGGATGGGCAGGGCAACTATCTGTGGCAGCCGTCCTACGCCTCAGGCCAGCCGCAGACCCTGGCGGGCGCGCCGATCGTGGAGCATCCCGATTTCCCGCTGGTCGCGGCGGGCAACATCGCGGCGCTCTACGGCGACATGGAGGCGACCTATCTCGTCGTTGATCGTGTCGGCATCCGCGTCCTTCGCGATCCCTTCACCAACAAGCCGTTCGTGCACTTCTACACCACGAAGCGCGTCGGCGGCGGCGTGCACGATCCGCAGCCGATGCGGGCGCTCAAGGTCGCCGCAAACTCGTAACTTCCGCCGGGCCGGTCATGAACCGGCCCGGTTCTTCGAAGTCGTGGTGCGCCGCGATTTCGATGAACCAAGGAGAGCCCCATGGACACGAACAGCCAGAACAACGTCGCACCCGCGACCGAAATCGACACCTCGGGCGCGCCCCAGCAGATCGTCCCCGATGTCGATATGGAGCACCCCGCCGTCGACAATGACCCGCGCGCAGGGACCACGACCGAACAGAACCGCATCGACTTCAACGACCCGACGATTTCGGGTTCGGATCAGGTCGCCATCAACCTGGGCATGAAGACCGAGGAAGAGGCTGCCAAAGAGGCGAAGCGCGCCGCGAAGAAGGGCTGACGCCCTCCCAGCCCCTCCAGCGAGCGAGGTGAATTATGGACATCGTCTCGCTGGAGGATGCCCGGCGGCAGTTGCGGCTGGGCTCCGACACCTCGCGCGATGAGGAATTGCGCGGGTGGATCGCGGACGCGACCGGGTTTATCGAGGATTACACCGGCCACACCCTGTCGCTCCGCAATGTGACGCAGACCTTCACCGGCTTCGACACCATGGCTTTGCGGGCTTGGCCCGTTGCCGCGTCGGCCGTGCCGGTCGTCACCTATGCCGACCAGGCGGGACAGGCTGTCGCGGTTCCGGCGGCGCGCATCGATGTGTCACGACGCCCGGCGCGCGTCGTGCCGTGGATCGGGTCGCGCTGGCCGTCGGTAGCGTCGGGAACGACCGTCACCGTCACCGTGGAAGCCGGATATGCCAGCGCCGACGACGTGCCGCGCAATTTCCGTCGTGCCGCGCTGCTGCTGATCGGTGCATATGACGCGGACCGCGAAGGCGGCGAGATCATGGCCGAGGCGGAGAAGCGTGCGCGCAGCCTCTGTTCGAACAAGCGGGCCCGGTCGCTATGAGCGTGGGCAAGGGGCTATCCAGCCGCCTCCGCGAAACGGTGCGAATTATGGTGCCCGATCAGGAGCCCAACGGCCAGGGCGGGCGCAGGCCCGCCGCCGGAACCGAAGGGTGGAAGGTGCTCGACACCGTGGCGGCCGAGATCATCGCCCTTCGCGGCAGCGAGGCGATGCGGAACAGCGTCGAGCGCGCCGTCCAGATGTGGAAGGTCACCATTCGCGACCGTCCAGACATTCGGATGTTCTATCGCCTCGTCTGGACGAAAACCGGGACCGTCATGGACATCACGTCCGCCGCCCCGGACCCGGAAACGCCCGGCGCGCTGGTGATGACCGGCGAAAGCGGCATTGTCGGGAGGAACAGGCGATGAGCAAGCTCAAGGGGGCTCGTGCCACCCGCTCGCTGTTGCGTCGCCTCCCTGACGCATCGCAAACCGAGATTATCGGCGCGTTCGAGCGGGGTGGACCACGCTTGCGGGCGGCGATCCAAGCACGCGCCAAGCGAAAGACCGGGACACTGGCGGCGGGGATCAAGTACCGCATTTACCCCAAGACGCTGCGGATGCAGGTCGGCCTTCTCGGCACCAAGCGGGGCCGCGCCAAACTGTTTTACGGCTTCGTGCTGGACAAGGGTCGGAAAGCCCAGGTGGTTACCGTGCAGCGGCGGCGCGTCGGCTCGGGCAAAGTGTTGTCGCGCGGGCGCAAGCGGGCGCAGGACATCGTTTCGACCTATCGCCTGCGCGTAAAGGCGCTGGCCGCCGACCGTTTCGTGACCGGACGCTATCCTGACCTTCGCCGCGTGATCGGCGACGAGGTCCGCACGCTCTTCGATCGCGCATTGCGCAAAGTGGCAGGGGGCGCGCGTGATTGATGCGAAATCGGCGGTCAAACAGGCCGTCTATGCCGAATTGTCCCCGGCATTCCCTGAGGATGAGGCAGGCGTTTTCGAAGACGTACCGGAGGATGAGGACTTCCCGCTCATCATCCTGGGCGACATCGAAAGCGTGCCGTTCGGACGCCATGACGACCCGGACCGGCGGGTAACCCTCACCCTCATTACCCTGACCGAAGGTGATGAAAGCGCACCCTGTATCGCCTTGCAGGCCAAGGCCGAAGGGCTGCTGGCCGACAAGTCTTTTGAGATTGAGGGTTGGGTGCTGCACGTCTCGCTGGGCAGCAGCGACGCCGCGCTGACCGAAGATGGCACCGGATACCTCGGCACCTCGATCATCAACGTCCTCGCCTTTCGCGACGACTGATCCTTTCCACCACCTCCGCCCCGCCTCGCCAGCGGGACTTTTTCAAGGAGAAGCACGATGGCGAAGAAGCTTGGCAACGATTACCTGCTGTGGGTCGAAAGCTCCACCGCAGGCACCTTCAACCTCGTGAAGGGTCAGCAGACCCTTTCCATCTCGCGCGATGCGGGCTCGATCGACACCTCGACCAAGGACGACGCAGGTTACGGCACGTCGGCCCCCGGCCTGAAGTCGCTGAAAATCTCGCTCGACATGATCCCGAACCTTCCCGACGCCAGCGGCTACACCCGTCTGGAATCGCTCTGCAACGTGGCCCCGGCGGTCCCGTTCAACATCCAGATTCGCAAGGGTGGCGCTTCGGGCGCGGCGGGCGACGTGGTGTTTGCCGGGCTGGTTTACGGCAACCTCGACAGCACCGAGTTCGGCCAGAACGACGCCGTCAAGGCGAAGGGCGCATTTTCGGCCGCCGCCGCGCCGACCACCGACATCCTCGGTTGATAGGAGCTACCCATGGAAATCACGATTGGCGGTAAGGCTTACCGCACCCGCAAACCCTCCGACCTCGACAAGGCGCTGCTTGGCACCACGGGTTGCAGCGCCGCCGAGATCGCGTCCCACCTGGGCGGGCGGCCCAGCGCTGGGCGCATCGCCTCGGCGCTGCATCCTTTCCTGCCCGAGGGTGCCCCTTCGGCACCCGAACTGGCGCAGGTCATCGCCGCATCCGAGGATGGCCCGGAAATCCTCGCTGCGGTGAAGCAGCTTTACGCGGCCGACGAAGAGACGGCGACTGCAACCCCGGCCACCACGTCGAAGCCGGGCAAGGCGGAATGAGCGACGCCGCGAACGACATTCGCGGCGAGGTCGACCTTGTACTGGACGGGCAACGCTTCGTGCTGCGCCCGTCCTATACGGCGATCAAAGCCATGGAGAAGAAAACCGGCCGGGCGCTGATCGAACTGGCGCAGTTGGCCGAGCAGGGCGCGATGATGCAGGAGCATCAGGCGATCGTCGTGACGGAATTGGTCCGCGCCTGGGGGCGTGAATTGGCCGAAGACGAATATGCCACGGCCGAACAGAAGACGATGATTACCGCCGCCCGGTCGGCGCAGCCCGATACCATCGGCGAACTGCTTTACCCGGTCGGCGTGATGGAGGTGCAGCCGCGCCTTCATATCGTGTTGGGTCTGGCACTGACGGGGGGATGCCTGCCGTCGGGGGAAATGAAGCCGACGGCGACGACGACGCCCGAGATCCCCGTCGGCGATTGATGGGCATTGCCGCTGCGGCGTTCGGTTGGACGGCGGCAGAATTTTGGGCCTCTACCCCACATGAATTCTGGGCGGCGTTCGAAGCGTGGAAGGCGATGAACAAAACCACTGAGGACTAATCACACTTCGGCGCTTCAATCTGCTGTTGGCCTTGGGAAGGTGTTTGCGAAGCGAGGGCATTCCTTAATTCTCGACACGCTCGGGCAGTTCTTATCTTGGCGGCTTCGGTCGCCTTGTTCCGCTCTACCGCTTGCCGCTCCGAATCCTGAAAGCTCGTCACGATCATCCAACCCAATCCGGCGAGGATGATCGGCAGCCAAATAATCATCGCCAACTGCATGGCGGTGACCGGCCGGGCGAATCTTGAGCGCTGATTGTCCATAGAAAGGAGCCTCCATGGCAGGCACCACCGACGTCAAGTCCCTGATGCTCCAAGTGGACGCGTCGGTTGAACTGTTGCGCAGGAATCTCCAGCAGGGCCTGCGCGATATTGGCGCTTTCGAACAGGGCGCGAACCGCAGCGCTACCCAGATGGACCAGCGGTTCGGCCAAGTCGGTCGAAGCCTTAATCTGAGCGCGCCAATCGCCCGCACGCGCGCAGAGATCGCGACGATCGGTAACACTGTCGACCGTGTCGAGCGACAGGTTCGCCAATCGACCACCAGTATGCGGACCGCTCTGCTGGCGTCGACGGCGGGCCTTGGGGCGGCGTTCAGCGTCAACCAGGTCAAGGAATATGCCGACGGCTATACCCGCTTCACGAACCAGTTGAAGGTTGCGGGTTTGGAAGGCGCTGCGCTCGGTAAGACGCAGAATGACCTATACGGCATCGCGCAGCGCTACGGCGTCCAGCTCGAATCGGTGGGCGGCCTTTATGGTCGCCTGACGCAGGGCGCGAAGGAATTGGGCGCTTCGCAATCCGATTTGCTCCGCTTCGTCGGCGGCGTAGGCGCTGCCCTTAAGGTGCAGGGTGGCGACGCGGCTTCGACCTCGGGCGCGATCCTGCAGCTTACCCAGGCGCTGGGCGGCCAGATCGTCCGGGCAGAGGAATTCAATTCGATCAACGAGGGCGCGCGGCCGATCCTTCAAGCCGTGGCGAATGGCATTGACCGTTTTGGCGGCTCGGTCGCGAAATTGCGCGGCGAGGTCATCGAAGGCAAGGTGACCAGCCGCGAGTTCTTCGAGGCGTTCCTTAAGGGATCGGCCCAGCTCGAAGCGCAGGCGTCGAAGGCCAATTTCACCATCGGCGCGTCGTTTCAAATCCTGAACAATGCGCTCGGCAAATATATCGGCGAGAGCGACCAGGCGTTCAGCGCGTCGGAGCGGGTCGGCGGCGCGATCGTCAGCATCGCGAACAATCTCGACACCATCGTCCCGGCGCTCTCGACCATCGCCATCGCCTATGGCGCAACGAAGGCGGCCGGGCTGGCATTCGGCGGCGTCGCCTCCGTCATTGCCACGGTCGCCCAAGCGGACCGCGCGTTGGCGGAACAGGTGCTGCTTGGGAATGCCTCGTTCGTCAGCCGGTCGGAACTGGCAGCCAATTCCGCCCGTCTCGTCGCGGCAACGGATGCTGAAGCGGTCGCCAGCATTGAGGCGACGATCGCGGCCCGGCAGGCGGAACAGGCCACCCTGCGCGAGCAGATCGCGGCGGAGCGTGCCTTGGCCGCCGAACGGCGGGCGCAGGCGGTCAATCTGGCGGCGCAGAATGTCGGCGGCGGCAATCGTACCGCGTTGCTTGCCGCGCAGCGCAAGGCCGAGAATGACGCATCGTTCGCGACACAGCGACTGACGACGGCACGCCAGCGCCTTGCGGTGGTGGACGCTGAATTGGCGGTTGCTGAAAGCAGTGTGGCTGGGGCGCATGAGAAAGCCGCCGCATCGGCGGCGATAGCGGAGGCGGCAACTGCGCGCGCGACGATCGCGGCGCGGGCGGGCGCGGCGGCATCGCGACTGTTCGCCGGTGCGCTGACGTTGATCGGCGGCTCGGTCGCGGGGGGCGCTGCCGTGCTGGCGATCGGCGCGCTCGTCGGTGCAGTGCTGATGTACCGGAACGCTATGCAGGCGGCCGAAGACAGGAACCGCGCCACCGCTGCGGCAATGAAGGAGACCTCCGAGGCGAGCGTCACCCTCAATCAAGATTTGAGGCTGATGGCACAGGCAGGTGCGTCCGCCGCCTCCGGGCTGACGCAAGTCGGTGCAAATGCGGCTTCCTCGACCGGTCAAATGCTTACGTTCGCGGGGGCCGTTGGCGAGGCAGCTGAGAAGCTGCGCCAGTTGGCGATAGCACGTCGTAACGAACAAGTTCTGGACCTCGCTACTAAGTCGGTTGCAGCGGAGCGCCGCGCAAATGAGGCGCAGGCGCGCATCAACGCTCGGCGTCCATCAATCACGGCTGTCAGCGGTGGTTCGGCCATGTCCGTTGGTGGGCCCGGCGAACTTTCTGCGGCGGATCGCCAGGCAAATGCGAATGACGCCCGTATCGTTTCCGAGAACCGCGCGCTTCAACAGGCGAATTATCGGCTGGCGCAGCGAGCGGCAAATCTTCCACTGGCGGGCCGCATCAGGGAAAGCGACCGGGTAGGCGGGCGCGATGTGGACGGCGATTTGGCCCGAGTCACGCGCGACCTTGTCGTGGCGCGCGAGCGTGGCATTCGCTCGCAGATCGACGCCTTGGAGGCGCAGAAATTCGAACTGACGCAGTACAAGAAGTACCGGAAGGACGGCCTGTCGCCACAGGCCGCATCAGATGCGGCGAGCGGGGATGCCGCCTCCTTCCGTAATGCGTCTTCCGGGGCGCAGGGTGACCGCGACGCACGGACGAACCGCACCGCGCGCAACAAGGCGGACCGCGAGGCGCTGGCGGCGTCAAAGCGCCAAGCCGCCGAGGTTCGCGACGCGGCGGCTGATACCCGCGCATTTGCTGCGGGCGAGCGCCAAGCGAACAATGACATCGCGGCGGCGCGCGCGGAGTTGACGAACTCCGCGGTCGAGCGCGCGGCGATTGAGAAAGCCCGGATCGAGTCCGAGCGCCAAAGCCGGAACGAAGAACTGGCAGAGCAGGCCAAGCAGGGCCGGTTCGGTGACGGGGATACAGGCCAGCAGCGCTTGAAGACGTTGCAGGGGCTGAACGATCAGCGGGCCGCGCTCGAAACGCAAGTGGTCGACGCGCGCGAACGGCAGCGGATCGCCGACGAGGCGTTAGCGCTCGCCAATGCCGATCGGACCAACCAGACCGACCTGCTGCGCGCACAATCGAACCTCGTCACCTCGGCTTCGGAGCGTCGCGACCTCGAACGCCGCATCCTCGCCATCCAGTATGACGAAGAGCGGGCGAAGCTGGACGGGGTGATAGCCTCTCGCGAAACCACTGACGCGGAAAAGGAAATCGCTCGCCGTCGCAAGGCCATGTTGGGCGACCTCCAGGCAGCCGACGAAAAGAACGTCGACCGGCAGAACGCCGGGCCGCTCGATCAGTATCGCCAGCGCATTCAGGCCGCCACCGGCGACATGAAGGAGGCGCTAGAAAGCGTCGAGGTCAACGGCCTCGAATCGCTGGAAAGCGGGCTCGCCAGCATCATCAGCGGGACGGAGGATGTCGGCTCCGCCTTCAAGAAGATGGCGCAAAGCATCATCGCCGACTTGGTGCGGATCGGCATTCAAAAGGCCATTCTCTCGGCGATCGGCGGAAGCCCGTTTGGTTTCCGTGATGGTGGATCACTGTCGAGCGTGCCCGGTCGGGCTGACGGCGGTTCGCTGGGCGGTCTTATCAGCGGCCCAGGCAATGGGCGGTCCGACAGCATCCTTGCGCTGCTGGGCGGGCCCGGCGGTGGCGCTGTGCGGCTGTCCAATCGTGAGTTCATCATGAACGAGCGAGCAGTGCAGTATTACGGTGCCGACACCATGGCCGCGATCAATGGCCGCCGCCTGCCGCGCTTCGCCGATGGCGGATCGCTCTCCGCGCCCTCGATGCCGGGCAACCTTTCCGTGGCCCGCGCGCCGTCGCTGGCGTCGCTGGCGAGCGACGGGACGGCGGGAGCGAACGGCAATGTCACCGTGTCCATCGCCCTGAGCGATGACCTTGATGCTCGCATTGATAATCGGGCGGCCGGGGTGGCGGTGCAGGTCGTGCGCAACAACGCGCCGCAGATTGTCGAGGCTGCGACCGTCGCGACCGTCGCGACCCTCAACCGCTCCAGCCTGTAGGACTGCCATGGCCCTCATCATGCCGCCAGCGGACCTTCCGCTGAAGAACGTCAAATGGCGTCTGCCGTTCGCCGCCCAGGTCAACCGATCGGGGTGGACCGGCACCACGAAGACCGTGGGATTGCCAGGCGCGGCGTTCTGGACCGTCAGTGGCAATTTCCGGCTGCTGATCGGCGAGGATCGGGCAAAGCGGTGGCGGGGGTTCTTCGTCAGCTTGAACGGGCCCGTCCACCGCTTCCCCGTCGTCGCGATCGAGAACGCCCGACAGACCAGCGCGGCGAACCCGACCGTGCGGGGCGGCGCGGGAAGTGGGAACACCCTGCCGTTGCAGGGCTTGCCGGGCGGTCAGACGGTATTGGTCACCGGCGACCTGATGACGGTGTTTCTGCCGAGCGGGCACCGTCGTCTGGTCTGCCTGACGCAAGACTTGGTCAGCAACGGCCAGGGGCTCGCTACCGCCGTCTTCGGCCCCGAACTCGGCGAGGTGCCGGCGACTGGCGCGACGGTCGAAATCCAGCGTCCCTATGCCGTGGTCGCGCTGACCAGCGAGCCGCCCGGTTGGGATGTCGAACCCGGCCAGCTCTATCAATTCGCGGTGTCGGCGGAGGAACGCAAATGAGCCGCCCCGACGCAGCCGCATCGGCGGCGCTAGACGCCCAGGTCATCCGCCCGGTATTCTTCTGCTATCTCGACATCGTCGGAGATCCACTGCGCGCCTGCACGGCTGGCCGGAGCTATGGTTTCAGCGGGACGGGCGATACCGACCTTGACGGGTTCACCTTCGACGGGATCGACCCGACGGTGGTGGACATCGGGCCTGTCCGAAACAAGGACGGCGGCTCCGACGCGGTCACCGCGAAGCTTTCCGGTCTCGTCGCGCTCGACGCGGACCTGATGAACATCATCGGCAATAAGGCCAACTGGCAAGGCCGGACCGCGCGCCTATGGCGCATGATCCGCGACGAGGGCGGCAACCAGCAAGGCGCGGTCCAGCACTATTACACCGGCTGGATGACGTCGCTGACCATCGGCGGCTCGCCCGAAAACCAGACCATCAACCTGACGATCGAAAGCTATCTGGCCGCCTTCAGCAAGGAATCGGGCCGGACCTATCAGGATCAGGAAACCTTCGATCCCGGCGACCAGTCGGCGCGCGCCTCGATCGCGGTCGCCAACGGGATGAGCGGCAGCCCGCTTGTCAGCAACACCCCCACGCAAAACCCCTACGCCGGTGGCGGCGGCGGAATGGGAAACCGAATGGAGGCGCTATGATCCGGTTGCCCGATTGGGAAGCGCGCCTGCACGACTATCTGGCGGCGCATGAGGGTGCGGTTTTCGCCTGGGGCGTGACGGATTGCGCGCTGTTCGCGGCCGGTGCGGTCGAGGCGATGACGGGCACTGATCCGGCGGCTTCCTACAGGGGGCATTATTCCAGCGCGGCCGGATCGGTGAAGGCGCTGCGCCGCTATGGCGCGGGGACGCTTTCGGACACCATTTCCGCCGCCTTCCCCGACCGGGCGACTGGTCACGCGCGACGCGGCGACCTCGTCATGGTCGATGACATGGTGGGCATCTGCATCGGGACGGATGCCGTCTTTGTCGGGGAAGAGAATGGCGTCGCCGGGCTGGTCCGCTACCCGCGCGCCGAGTGGGCGCGTTGCTGGGGTGTTGGCTGATGGCGAAGGCGCTCAAGATAGCCGGTGCCGTCGTCGCGGTCGCCGGGCTCGCGATCATCACGGGCGGCCTTGCGGCTGGTGCGTCGCTAAGCTTCATCATGTCGGCCGGGTTCGGCGTTGGCAGCCTGACGGTCGGCAGCCTGATCGCGGTCAGTGCGGTGCTGAATACCGCCGGTTCGTTGCTATCGCCGAAGCCCAAGGCTCCAGCCGCCAGCGAAGCGAACGCCAATCGGCTGAGCGTATCGATGGAGTTGCGGGCGTTCCGCAAGACGGTGGTCGGGTCCACCGCCATGGCGACGGACTTGCGCGATCAGGAATGGTCCGCCGACCAAAGCCTGCTGCACCGCTTCATCGTGTCGGCCAGTCATCGCTGCCAGGCCATTCGGGAAATCTGGTTTGACGACAAGCTGGCGTGGACCGTCACGGGTGGCGTCCAGGCGCCCTATATCGGCTATCTGTCCGTCACGCCGATCCTTGAAGGGTCCGCCGCCAACGCGATCAACATCGGTTCGCGCATGGGTTCCTCGCGGCGCTATACCGGGCTGGCGTATGTCTATCTCCGGTACAAGCTGACCGGCAACGACAAGAAGGCGGAAAGCCCCTTCGCATCCGCCATCCCGTCGCGCGTGACGATCGTGGGCGATGGCGCACTATTCTATGACCCCCGCCTCGATTCGACCGTTCCCGGCGGGTCGGGCTCGATGCGGGCGGACGATCAGAGGACTTGGGCATGGAATGCCAGCGCGTGCCGAAATCCGGCACTGGCGCTCCTGTTCTTCCTGCTCGGCTGGCGCATCCAGAACCCCACGACCGGCGCATGGAAACTCGCGATCGGCAAGGGCATCCCGGCGGCACGCATCGACCTGCAAAGCTTCATCACCGCCGCCAATCTGTGCGACGAGCCCGTGACACGCGCCGATGGCACGACCGAGCCCCGCTACCGGGTGGACGGCATATGGAGCGAAGGCGACAGCCCCGGCTTGGTGCTCGACAACCTCAAGGCGTCGATGAACGCCGTGCTGGACGATGCCGACGGCAAAATCCGCATCACGGTCCTGCACAATGACCTTGCCACGCCGATCGGCGACCTCACCACGGCCGACGTCCTGGGCGAGTTCACTTGGCTCCAGACGCCGCCCCTGACCGATTCCATCAACGTCATTCGCGGCGGTTACACCGATCCTTCGGCGAACTCGCTCTATCAGCTTGTCGACCTGCCCGAGGTATCAATCCCGAGCCCGGACGGCATCGAGCGGGCGCAGACGGTGAACCTGCCGCTCGTCCAATCGCCGGGCCAAGGCCAGCGGCTGTTCAAGCTGCGCCTCGGGCGGGCGCTGTATGGCGGCACCTTCACGGCCATCTTTCAGGCGACGGCGTGGAAATTCCAGAAGGGCGATGCCATCCGCTTCACCTTCCTTCCGCTCGGTTGGGATAAGAAGCTGTTCCGCATCGCCGACGTGGCGACGCAGGTTGATGGCACGGTGCCGATGATGCTGCGGGAAGAGCATCCCGACATCTACGCGGCCTATTCGAATGAAGCCGCCGCGATCAAGGCCGCCGCACCGACCACCTATGACCCGTCGTTGTTCCCGGTGCAGCAGGGCATCGCCCAGGCGGGTCAGTCGGCCGTTTGGAGCCAGGTGGCCGACGATAACGGCAAGCGTCCGCAGGACGGCGCTACGGTCGGCGCACCGGCTGGCACACAGGTCGGCGGCCGCAAGGCCGAGGACGTGGTTTCCGACCTCAATCAGAACATCATCAACGTCGCCAACGAAATGGTCGTGAACGGCACCTGGCGCGCCAATACCGACGACATCATTTTCGTGGATGGCAAACCTGTCCGCCAGGTGGTCGAGCAGTTGGGGGTGACGGACGAAAACCACACCCTATTCATCACCCAGCTACAGGAAGTGGATTCCAGCACCGGCACGGCGAAGTTCGTGAACGTCGCCAATGCGGACGGCAATATCGTCGGCATGGAGGCGCTTGCCGGGGGCGGGATCAACCAGCTTAGCTTCGTCGCTGAACGCTTCCTGTTCGTGGATAATGGCGGGGGCAATGCCATCGTCGCCCTGTCTTACGACACCACGGACAAGGTGTGGCGGCTGGGCTCGATCGAGGCCACCCGGATCAAGGCCGACACCATCGTCACCCGGCACCTCGTCTCGTCCTCGATCAGCCAGACGCGGGTCGCCCCTGTCGGAACCAGCGTTTCGATTGCCCGCAACGCCACTGTGACGGTCGCCACCGTGTCGATGACGAAACAGGAGCCAGATAGCGTCATGAAGGTGACGTTCTTCGGCATGTTCCAGTCGGACGACGACATTCAGATGACGTGTAGCGTCGATGTGGATGGAGCCACTGTGTACCCGGCGGGCACGATCAACAACGTGTTCGATAGCACGCAGAGCAAGGCGCAATCGACCATCACGCCGTTCGTCTACATCTCTGACCTTCCGGCGGGGGATCACACCTTCAAGTTCAATGTGACCAATCAAGAGGTCGATAACATCGCGCTGATCGTCAAAGCCGGGTCGGCCATGGAAGTCCTCGAACAGAAAAGGCCGCTTCTCTGATGGCTGACCAGACGCTTACTCCGCAGAATGTCGCGGACTTCATCGCCGTTTGGCAGGCGTGGAGCGCAAGCGTTGACCAGTTCAACGCATGGATGATGGGCACCGCGACCGGGGGGCCGAACGGCGACGGTCGCTACCCGCTGACCAACCGCAGCAACCAGACGGTGCTGGTCATGTGCCCGGCCAAGCTGGCAACGCTTGTCCCGACCGGCCAGCCCTTTGACTGGCCGTTCGATTGCTACAGTCCCCGCGAAATGGTCCGGGTCGCCACAGGCCTGTCACCACTGCGCGCGCCGCGCGTGCTGATCCTGTCGGAAATCCGGGCTTCGGTGATCGTGGCCGATATGTCCTCGTCGCAGACCTATGGCATCAGGATCAACGTCCGGGTGGCGGGCGCCTCGATCCTGTCCGCGCCGCTCCGCATCCTGCCCGGCCAGCTTTCGAGCAAGGCGGACGGTACGCCGCAGCCGACGATTTCGACCCCGCGCATCCCCGACGACGCCTTGGTCAGCATCGATGTCGAGGCCGAGGGTTCCGGCGCGCGCGGCCTGGTGGTCTATCTGAAGGGGAATTACGAATGATCCTCCAGAACCGAAAGCCGCGCGTCATACTGCGGTCGAGCTTCGTGGCTGGCGACTATCAGGCGAACAACGCCTCGTTCCCGTCCGCCATGGCGATGAAGGAAATCGAGATAGCAGGACCGGGCGGCATTTCGGCCGCGTCGAACGGCAAGCTGTACATCGCCCCCGCCGGGCAACCCCGGATCGTGCCCGGCCTTGGCTTCCTGCGCGAACCCGCGTCGAAGAACATGCTGTTCATGCGCAACGCCGCGCCGACCTCGATCGCGGGTTGGACGCTGCTCTCATCGCGGCCGGGCGGGGCGACGGCGACGCTGGTCGATGACACGTCCGCGCTTCGCTCCGCTGGCATCTTCGACGCTCTGCTCGATGCCGGGATCATGAACGGCAATGTGGTGCGGCTCTACAATCCGAGCGCCGACACCGAATTCCCCGTGCCGTTTTTCGGCACAGGTGGGCAGGCTTACGCGATCAGCGCCTATGTTCGCTGCATCAGCGGGAGCGGCTATATCACCGTCACCGGCGGCGGTGGGCAGACGCCGCAATTCAGCGGGGCGACGTGGCAGCGGGTCGGGCGTCTCCACAATGAGACGAACGAGACCGGCGGGCAGGTCCGTTTGGTGGTGCGCCCGCAGTCCGAGGTGCTGGTCATCCTCGCCCAGGCCGAACGATTGCGGATCACCAGCCCCATCGTGACGGTCGGCCAGCCGGTCGCGCGCGGTGGCGATTTGCTGGAGGTGCGCGGGCGCAACCTGTTCGATCGGCCCCACACGATCATCATCGAGGCGGAGATTGCGCAGCAGAACAATATCGAGCGCACGATGATGCAGCTCGGCAATCCGAACGGCGAAGTGATGACGGTGGCCCGAACCACCGACCACGCGCTGACCGGCACGCAATGGAACAGCCCCAAGCGCCCTTGCATCCCCCGGCTTTACGGTCCCGGCAGGGTCCGCATGGCTCACCGGATCAGCACGCGGGGCCAGACGATCGCGGCGGCCGGGCTATGCGCTCATGCGCCCTTCCTGCCCCCGCCGGAGCGGCTTGATCGGCTTGCGGTGGGCGCGCGGCTGGACGGCACGTTGCCCATGTCGGGATGGATACGCTCGATCGAGATCATCGAAGAGGTTGGCGACGATGACCTTGAGGGGATGGTCGCCGATCAGAACGACGCCTTCCTGGCCGAGACGCGGCGTTATGTCAGCCCGACGGGCAACGACAGCAACGACGGCCGGACCCCGGCGACCGCGTGGAAGACGCTTGCCAAGGTCAAAGACCCGCTGAACTATTGGCCGGGCACGCACATTTTCTTGGAGCGCGGCGGCGTCTGGGAGGAAACCCTGGCCCCGAACAATCGCTCTACCTACCGCGCATATGGTTCCGGGGCGAAGCCCAAGGTTGGCATCGGCCAGTTGCACGCCCTGGACGAGAACAGCGCCAGCGATTTCCGCGTGATGGGCCTGCACCTGACCGGCGCACGGCAGCGCGGCGTCAACAGCTATGGCGGCTATGGCATCATGCTGGTCGACTGCGAGGTGTCGGGCAACGGCTCGCGCGACGATAATAATTCGATCGGGATCGCGATCCGGGGCAACACCCGCAAGGCGGAGTCGGTATTGGTGTCGGTTCCCGCCGACGTGGACGTGGAGTCCTATTCGATCAGCGAGGCGGTGCTTACCGGCATCATCCGCATCGAATGCACGACGGGTGGCACGGGATCGGCGACGCGGTGGCGGGTGCGCCGACCCGATGGGACGTTGCTGACCGCCACGGCCAGCGGCGGCGTGGCGTTCAATCAGAATGGCATAGCGTTCACGCTGTCCGGCACAGCGAGCGCGGGGGACGTGGTGCAGATACGGAACAAACCGTTCAGCGAAATCGCGCTGCCCACCAATGCGCTGGCCGAAGATGTGTGGATTGAGCGCTGCTACGTCCACGACAATATCGGCAAGGCGGCGGGTGACGCGGTCTATATCGAAGGCGTCGGCGGCATCATTGCCGTGATCGGTTGCGAGATCCCGCCGCCCGAGGGCGTACAGGCCGACTGCATCCAGATTAGCCGGAACAACCACCTGTACGTCGCCAATCCGGCGCACGCGATCGTGCGGGGCAACCGGGTTGCGGCCTATACCGGCGGTGGCAAGGGCGCGATCGTCGTTCGGTCCGAAACCTGTCTGGTCGAAGGCAATCGGGTCCGGGGACATAATTTTTGCATCGCCGTCATGGCGAGCGGCATCATCCGATGGAATTATTGCGAGGCCGCCGACCTGTACAACTATTCCTGGGCGATTGGGCCGGGCGAAGACAATGACGTGCGCGACCAGGAGATTTACGAGAACGAGATTGTGGCGTGCAATCGCGCCCTGTCCTGGTCGGGCAACGGCAACAGCACGATGACGCTGCAAGGCCGCGTCCTTCGCACCCAATACCGCACCGGGATTGCAGCGGTGCGCAACGTGATACGCGATTGCGGGACCGCGATCTTCCTCGACCGGCCGACCAGCGGGCGCATCCAGTTCAACACCGCCCGCAACATCAAGACACTGATCGATCGCCGAACCAACGACCTTCCGCCTGGGGAGGCCGAATTGCGCATCAACTACAACACCGCAGCCTGAAGGATAAAGCCATGGAACTGCATTTCCTCGCGTCACCGGAGGTCGCGAAATGACCGCGCTCGGCCATGTCATCAGCACGGCGGCCATATGGTGGCTGATGCTTACCGGCGCACGCTTCGGCGTTGCGTCCGTCCAATGGCTGGGGCCCGCGCGTCGGGCGCTTTGGCAGTTGCTTCGGTGCCGCGAGCCCGGCCGGGAGCAATGCCGCGCCGAGTTCCGCGCGACGATCGAGCGGCTTCACGTCGACCTGCGCGACGCGATGACCGCGCCATGGTCCGCCTCGCTGTTGTTCGTCGGCTCCGCGCTGATCGGCTTCGGGTTCATGTTCGGATGCGCGGGCGACATGGCGAAGCTCGTCTCTCGCTCGCCTGAGACCTGGCAGACCTTCGACGTGGTCACCGACTGCATCGCGGCGACGATGGCCGTCACCGGCATGGCCTTCGTCCAGGCCGTCACCGCCACGCATCGCACCGTCAGCCTCATGGTGTCGATCGGGCTTGTATTTACGGGGCTTGGAATAGGGGTGGTGACGCTGTGAAGGACTGGCAGCACTATGGCATCGGCGTCTTCGCCGTTGCGGCGGGGCAGTGGCTGCGCATCGGTCAGAAGATAGAGGCCAAGCAGCCGGTAAGCTGGCGCGACATCGCCGTTCTCATTTCGCTGCTGCCTGCCTTCGGCGCGATCGGCGGCGCGGCGGCGCAACACTTCGGATGGCCGCTATGGGCCTATCTGACCGTCTCCGTTTCGTCGGGATGGCTGGGCTTCGGCGCGATGAAATTCGTGCTGGGGGCGGCGCGGACGATCATCGGGACGGTCGCGGGCATGGCGACCGCCAAGGATAAGCCGGAGGCCTAACGCCTCCCCAACAAGAGGAAATCGATGATGACCGAACCAACGTGGCTCACCGCCGCGCGGGCGAAGCTTGGCGTGCGCGAAACGCCCGGTCCCGCGAACAATCCGACCATCATGGGCTGGGCCAAGGCGCTCGGGACCAAGGTGCTGGGCATGGTGTTCAATGCCGACAGCGTGCCGTGGTGCGGCCTGTTCGTCGCCAAGTGCATCGCCGAAGCCGGTTTGACCCCGCCCCCGATCGCGGTCCGCGCGAAGGCGTGGGCGACCTGGGGCAAGCCGATCGCGGCCGACGCGCTGGCGCCGGGCGCGGTGCTGGTCTTCGAGCGCGAGGGCGGCGGGCACGTCGGCTTCTATGTCGGCGAGGATGACACGGCGTATCGGGTGCTGGGCGGCAATCAGAGCGATGCCGTGACCACCACCCGCATTGCGAAGGCCCGTTGCGTCGCGCGACGCTGGCCCGCTGGCCTGCCCGTGATCGGCAAACCGGTACGCCTGTCCGCCGCCGGGCAACCGCTTTCGGTCAACGAGGCATGAACGCGGCGACGTTGCTCCGTCTGTGGCCGTTCGCGGTGATCGCGGCGATGGGCCTTTGGGTCACGCGCCTCGACTATCTGCGGGCCGATTATCGGCTGACCCTGACCAATGAGCGGGCCGCGTGGACCGAGAGCATCGCCGCCGCCGACAAGGCCCGCCTGAATGCGCAGGCCGATTACGCAGACCGGCTGGCGACCGCCGCACAAGGCTACGCCGCCGACCTCGCCAACCGGCAACCCATCATCCTCCGATCCAGAGACACGGTGACGCGCTATGAACAGACCGACGCTGGCCGGGCTTTGTGCCTTGCTGCTGACCGCGTGCGGGGAGCGGCAGAGGATCGCAACGCCCTCTTTGCCGACCCTTCCCGATCGACCGAAGGCGGCGGCGGACCCGTGCCTTCCAATTCCTCTGACCATCCAGGCTGACGGCAGCATGTCTAGCGCCGACGCCGAACGGGCCATTCGCAATGGCGACATCGCGCTTGCAGCCTGTGAGGCGAAGCGCCGCCTGCTGTGGAGCGCCTGGCCGACCAACACCCCGAACCTTCGAAAGGACTGACGATGGCTGACGTATTTTCCTCGACTTCGGACACCGTGTCGAACCCTGCGACGCGCGCCGAAGTGCTCACCCCGAGCGACACGGCCGACCTGCCCGACATTCCGAAGGGCATCTATGTCGGCACCGGCGGGACGCTCGTCATGATTGGCGTTGGCACACCGGCTGGCGCTACCATGGGCCGGACGTGGAAGAATGTGCCGAATGGCGCAATCATCCCGTTCCGCGCCCGGCGTGTTCTGGCAACCGGCACCACCGCCGCCGACATGCTGGCGCTCTACTGATGCCGGGGCTTGGCATTGGCCTGGGCGTCGGCTTGGGCGGGAGCGCGGGCGGCGGGCCGACTTTGTCGGCCAGCAAGTCCACCTATTACACCACTATTTCGCAGGGGGCGTTGATTGCGTCCCTGACCGATCCGTTCGGCACGGGCTCGACCTATACCGTCATTGGCAGCGCGCCTGCGCAGCTTGCGCTGGCATCGGGTGGCCGGATCGTCGCGGGGGCGGGGGCGCAGGCCGATGGGCAGGCGTCCACGATCGTCATCCGCGCGACCAAGGGGCAGCGTGCCGTCGAGGAACCGTTGACCTTCACCTCGATCCCGATCCCCCGCGCCGCGTCCTATCCCAAGGCCGGTGACTTGGTTTTCGGCCTGTCGCCTTATCGGACGCAGGGCAACAGCACGACGACGCTGGCTTATGCACCGGCATCGGGCGCGCTGAACGAGGTGTCCGACAACTTCATGACGGCGCAGCCCGCCGGGCATCGGTTCGTCTATCTGAACTTCGGGTTCAATAGCGCCGACAGCGCGGGGCCCACCGCGCTCGAAACCCCGCCGGGCAATTCCAACACCATCGACGGGTCGGTGACGTTCACCGCAGCGAATGGCGGCGGAACGCGCGTTGCTGGCACGTTCGGCGGCGCGGCATCGATCGTCATGCCCGATGGCGGTTACGCGATTGAGGACGCTCGCCCGGCCTTCGCTGGCGGCTTTCACCGCGTCAGCATAACCACCCCGTCGGGCGGCAAGCGGAACACGGGATGGAACGCGGACGCGACCTTTGGCGAATACCGGCGACGGGGTGGCGCCTATGCGTCGAGCAATTTGGCGGGCGGGCAGATCACCGGCAGCGCGCCAGACAGCGCACGCGGGTACAAGCCGCATGGGGTGTTGGTGCCGTTCAACGGCTCGACGCCTTCGATCCTGCTGATTGGCGATTCGATCACGCAACAGAACGACCAGCGGCCCGACGCACGCCAGCTCGTCGGCGGGATCGTCAAGGGGCTGGGCGATCCGTCCGGGCCGGGATCGTTCGGCGTCGCGAACTTCGGGCATCACGGCGCATCCATGGAGGATTTCATGGATGTGACGGCGGGCAGCAATCGGTTTAGTCAGCGCTACGCCCTGTTCGCCGCCATCCGCGACATGAACGGCGGTCGCTGGCCCTTCACGCATATCTGGAGCCAGGGCCTTCGCAACGACTTCTCCGGCATATCGAGCCCGACGACGCCGGACGAGGCCTTGCCGCTGCTAAAGGCGCGGGCGCAAGCATGGTGGGATTTCCTCGCCAAGACGTTCCCCGGCATCCCCATCATTCAATCCACGATCAGCGCCCGCGTTACGTCAGCGTCTACGACGAACTATACCACCTTGGACGGGCAGGAACCGCGCCCCTACACGGCGGGCGTGGCGCTGGAGGCATTCAACGACTGGATGGTTCAGACGCTGCCCGCGCCGCTCGCTTTGGTCATCGACCTTCGCGACGGTCAGCGGGAATTGCGGGCCGATGTTCAGTTTACCGGACAAGCCCCGGTCTGGGGGCGGCTGGCGTTCGTGAAGGCGGGCGGCGGGAAGATTGCAACCGCGCTCGCGGCCGGGACGGCAACCTCGACCGTCAAGATTACCGCCAGCACACCCCCGGCGGTGGGCAGCGCGGCCTATTTCGAGCCGGGTACGTCCTCTGTCGAGATGAAGGGCAATATCTCGACCGTGACCGACAATGGAGACGGCACCTTCACCCTTGGGCTGGCGGCCAGCATCACGCCCAGTTACGCCCATGCGGCCGGGTCGGTCTTCATGACGGCACCGACCACGGACGGCACGCATCCCGAAGCCGTGGTGCATGACATTTGGGCGTCGATGATCCGGCCGCTAAAGCCGATGATTGCTGGCGTCTGAGCAGGAGCGCCCAGGTGGGCGCTCCTGCCTATACTTCCGTTTTATCGTCCGGCCGATGAAGCCTCGACCGCTTCCGTCACGATCCGATGTATCTTGCGCTGCGGCCGAGGGTCGGCGGCCTTCTCCAGCGCTCGTGCCCAGCGTTCTGCATGGCGCTTGCTCTTGAAGTGCCCGTAGAGGACGAGTTCCCTCTTGCCGAACACGCCCCGCCAGCCATCGTGAGTGAAGATGACGTTCCACCCGTCCACTCGATCGGCATAAGCGATATGGAAGCCGTGTTCGGTGACATCCTCTTCGCGTTCGGCACGCAAACCTCGCAGCGCCAGAACGGTACGCGGCTCGATAGCCTTTTCGTCGCGCTCCATTTCGCCAATGAAGCCTTGGGAAAAGCCGAGGGCCGCCGCCAGTTGCCCTTGGGTCATGCCCATACTCTTGCGCAGCGCGCGTAATTCCTGACCTTGCATGGTCGCACCCGGTTCCGTATCTTCGACCTTACCCCGCCCCGGTGGTTGAGACCGGGGCGGGGGGCTCTTAGGCCTGGATTGTGAACTGTATGGTCACTTTCCAGATCCTGAGCCGGATTGTGAGGTTCATTCTCACTTTCCTTCAGGTCTGTCAGCGGGCTGGGGCGTGTTACCTTCGCCGTCTGACAAGCACATAAATATAGGCTTAGCCCACATTCGTCAATCGAAAAGTGGGCTAAGCCTATATTATTTTCCGATTTCCATTGCTGCGATCCGCGCGCGAAAACGGCAGTTTTCTGCGGCTTTCGGGCCGATTTCCTCGCTTTACAGACGGAAGTGATCCGCCACCCAAATCGAACACGTCCGCAGGTTCGCAAAAAGGTTGGCGATCCCAACCTTTAGCGGCCGAGCGGGGGTGCCGTGCGTCAACACGGCAACCGACGGACCTGTAATCCGTCACGCGCGGCTGGCCTAGCCGCAAACGCCCCGCACCCGTGCACCGGGCGGGGCCATCCATGGACCTTGAAAAGTGAAGGATTTACTTCTGGCGGCTGCGCCCGCCATCGATTTTGCGCGTCCGCGTGGCGCGGCCGGTGAAACCTCGGGCTATCTTTTCCCGATCGGCGGCGGTGATGCCGTCGGCTTCGGCGACCGGGATTTTCACGTCGCGCTGCTCGACCGGCAGATTGCGAACGGGATCGTCATCGCCAACCACTACAGCGGCCGGGTCTATCGCGGCTCCACTCTTCACCTCGGGGTGTGGATCGGCGGGCGGCTGCTCGGCGTCCTGCAATTCGGTTACGCCATGAACCCGGCATCTGCCGGCAGCGTCGTCACCGGCACCGCCATGAACGAATATCTGGAGTTGAACCGGATGTGGCTCGATGACGAGGCACCCCGGAACAGCGAAAGCCGTTCGCTGGCGGCGGCGATCCGGCTTATTCGCCGGGTTCGGCCGACCGTGAAGTGGATACAGTCGTTCGCGGATGAGCGGTGCGGCCTGTTCGGGACCGTCTACCAGGCGGCGGGCTTCTCCTTCCATGGGGAGCATCGCGGCATCTTCTGGGAACTGGACGGCGAGTTCTACCACAACACGCTGATGACGGCGGGCGGCCAGCGGGCGAAGGCTCCGCGCGCCGCGCACCTGCTGGCGAATAAGGATCGGGCAGTTCGCCACGACCTGCGCCAGTTCCGCTACCTGCGGTTCCTCAAGCCCCGGTTCGCGCGGGGGTGCCGGTATCCGGCCAAGCCCTATCCGAAGCCGGACTATGCGTGAGGGCGGTTGGCGGAATTACCTTCCGATCGGCTCGCCCGATTGGAGACCCGCCGCCGCACGTTCGGCATCATCCTTCGTCGCATAGAAAACGCCGAGGGACTCGATCGCATCCAGATCGAATATGTCCCACTGCCGATCGATTGGGCGGCCATCGTGACGGCATGGGACGTACCTGCGATGCGCTGACACGATGGCCCAGTGCATGGTGCCCGACATCGGAACCTCTTCGATCGGAACACCCAGGAAGGTAATGGGTGACGAAATCGATGAGATGTCGACATTCTCGGCGTCGGCTTCCCTGCGCAATTGGGAAATGGCGGCGTGGTCTAGGGGCCACGCTGCCACCCGATGCCCTGTTGCTGTTGCTTCCGCGAATGCCTGGCGCATAGCGTCGATGAGCCGCAAACCGAATCTCCAATATGAGGGGACGTCGGGCGCACTTTACCAGTTGCAGTTTCCGTTCACCATGGGCACCAGATCGTTGCGGCCCGTCCAGCGGACGAGCGCGGTGCCCCCGCGTGCGAGGACGGTGTGACCCCGTCGGGCCGCTCCAATTTCAGGTTCCCGCTCTCCTCAGATAACGTTGCGGCCGCAACGCTGGGGATCGGGCTTATAGGGGGAGGCGTTTCGCCTCCCCCTTAGTGCTTGGTCTCGGTCAAGCTGTCGCGTTCCGCGCGTTCTGCGGCCATTCGATCGCAGGCCCGATACGAAAGGGTGATAGGCGAGCCGTGGATATGCTCGACCAACTCAGCCATATCTGCCCAGCGACCCATCAAATCCGGGGTCTCCGCTAGATGGATTGCCGCGAACAGATAATCTCCGATCGCGTCGCCCTGCTCGGTCATGAGGCGGAATGCAAACTCGTACCGCTCCTGCTCGGTCAACCCATCTGGAAGGTCGGCCACCTCTGGGTAAGGCGGGAATTGCTGTTGGTCTGGCATCAGTATGCAAAGCCTCCGAACGGGACGGTACGTGTCGGCCCCGGTATCCGAACACGGCAGCCGCGCCAATCACCCCATTCGTGGGGCCCATCATGACCGTCCAGCGCGAAGCACATCTGATGGGCGTTCGGACCTGGGCACCGGCAAAGATGGTCGCCGATGATGAAGCCTTCGCGGGGGAAAGCCACGACGTTCGCCTCTTCGGGCACCACGCTCAGTAACATAGCCAGTCCGTTTCGGCGTCGTCCACGGCTTCGAACATGTCGCCGTCGGCCTGCATCTTGTTCAGGTGCTTCCGCACGTCGTCGGGGGAGCCCAGCCGGGGAAAGCTGCGATCGGCCTTCGCTGCCTTGACCAGATCCCCGATGGGACCGTGCCTGTCGACCTGCACAAGAAGCCATTCGCCGAAGGTCTCTTGCCGGGCGAGGGTGGAGGTGAGGGACATAGGGTCAATCCTCTACGAATCGTCTGATACCCCCAATATAGCGTTCTTACTTTGTTCTTGGAATAGCATGGGATAAGATCGTGGCGGACGGTCGAACGTCGGTGCCGCGAGATGCCGAGGTACGAATTCCTGTTCGGTAGTCGAACTTTTGCATAGGGGTACAAGTGGGGGTATCATATTTAAGCGAGGCGGTATAAATGGCCCAAATCAGCCGTTTTTGAGCTACCTTGCGACGGGCTCCCGCTCCGCCAAATTTCGCTTAAGTCACTAGCTTTTTGGTAATTCAGCGTTTTCGAGCCCTGGCTCCCGTATCTTCGGGCGACACGCATTTCGCGCGGGTCCGGTTGCCGGCGACCGACTTCTGACCGGCGCATGATCGGTCAATTTCCTAGCCGATCGTCCTGTCGCCACGCCATCGTCAGGAAACGCGCCGGTCATTGACCTGAATCATTGACGTAGAAAAATTCGGCATGTCATCTGCAGCGATGCGGGGACCTTCTTGATATGCCGACGGCGCATTGTGTCTCTACGATCGACGGCTTCATTCTGGAGGCGGACAGGGGCTTTCTGGACCTTGTCGGGCGCCGCGAGGACGAGATATTGGGTATGTCCTACAAGGATATAACCCACCCCGACGATCTCGATCGCAGTGGCGCGATGCTCGCGTCGTTGATCAAGCGGGCGGCCCCGGTGCGGTTGCAGAAGCGCTATATCCGGCCCGATGGCTCGTTGATCGCGGCCAATCTCTACGTCTCGCGCTTTGATAATCCCGATCGGCTGGTCAGCACCTTGTTCTGGAACGAGGTCGGGCGTGAACTTCCCCCGGCGCGCTTATGGGAAATGGCTCTGCGCGTGCGTCGGTTGCGCGAAGTGCGACGGGAGGAATTTGGCGTCGATGTCGCGATCAGCCCGCTCGGCGATATTCTGAACTGCATCTATCTGGCGGAGGCGGAAGGGCGCATCGTGGGCAGCCCGGAGATTTCCGCCGAAAGCAAATTGCCGCCCCATATCGTCACGCGGTGGGTGAACCACCTGACCGATCAGGGTGTACTTGAACCCGGCTCGAAGATCGGCCGGAACGTGCAATTCACCCATCTTGGCATATCGAAGATGGAGCGGATGCTCGCCTCAGCGTATGATGTGCCCGTTTCCGACTGACGCGGCCTCGACCATTTGGATTACCCCGTCGAGATGCGCGGCAGCGACCGACAGGCCTTGCTCATCCAAGAGCGCCAGAGCCTCTTGAAGCAGCGCCTCTATCTGCGCCAGCCGCGCTTGGTCAGGAGAGGTCCGCAT